GTACCGCCGATGAAGCGACGATGCTCAACTACTACAACAGGACTGTGATCCCGATCGTTGAAGCGTTTGTCGAAGCAGAAAATCGAGCACTCATTGGTAGAGCCGGAATGGACCGAGACGAATGGATCATGTACTTTACTGATCCGTTCAAGTTCGTTCCTCTATCACAACTTGCTGACATTGTCGACAAGCTTGCTCGAAACGAAGTGATGGCCTCCAATGAGTTCCGACAGAAGCTTGGTCTCAAGCCATCGAAGGACCCAAAGGCGGACCAACTCATAAATAGCAACATGCCGCAGCCACCACCAAACTCAGAGGTTCAGACATCTGAAAGGAACAGTCAAAATGAAAGCTGATTTCAGCGGTTGGGCTACCAAGTTCAACATCCGCTGTTCAGATGGGCGAACGATCATGCCGGATGCCTTTGCGCACCAGAACGGCATGCGAGTTCCACTTGTCTGGCAGCACGGACACGATACTCCGACGAACATTCTCGGACACGCAATTCTATCGGCGAAGTCCGAGGGTATGTGGGTCGATTGTTTCTTCAATGAAACGCCGCACGGGCAACATCAGAAGCAGTGCGTGCAACATAAGGACATCACCTTCATGTCGATTTGGGCCAACAAGCTCAAGGAAAAGGCCAAGCAAGTCATCCACGGTTCGATTCGTGAAGTCAGCCTGGTCCTAGCAGGAGCAAACCCGGAAGCCAGAATCATGAATGTCACGATCAGTCACTCCGATGATCCCGAAGACATCACGGTTCTGGACGAAGAGGCGATCATCCACACCGGGCTGGAAATCGAACTCGATCATGAAATCGAGGAAGAGATCCCCGAAAACAAGGGTGAGGCCAAGCATGCCGAAGGCGACGACGGCGAGAGTGGAAGTCAGAAGTCTCCGCAGGAGATCTATGACTCCATGAACGATGAACAGCAAGAGCTTGTACATGCCCTGGTGGGCGCCGTTGAGCTCGAGAAAGACGGCGGCGACGCCAAGCAAGACGACATGCAACACGACCAAAACCCAGAAGGGAAGAAAGTGACTAGGCACAACGCATTCGAAGGCAAGGGCAAGGGTGGGGGAGTACTCACTCATGACGAGCTCATCCAGAAAGCGAACGACGGGGAACTCAAGCATGATGAGTTCAGGCATTCTGAGCTCGGCGAAGAGCTCGCAGTGCTTCTTCACGATGCTCGTGAATCCGGTGCTCGCAGCGTCAAGCACATCGTTCAGAAGTTCGTGCTTCAGCACGGCATCACCAACATCGAAGTCCTCTTCCCCGAGGCAACCGATGTCAACGGCGGTCCTCCTTCGTGGATCACCCGTCGGATGGAGTGGGTGGAACCATTCCTCAACGCAACGTCCAAGCGGCCGACTGGTCGAATCAAGACCCGTACGGCGGATCTGACGTTCGAGCAGGCTCGTGCTCGGGGTTACATCAAGGGCACGCTGAAGAAGGAACAGTTCTTCGCCATCTCGACTCGTGAAACCTTCCCGAAGACCGTCTACAAGAAGCAGAAGTTCGAACGTGATGACATCATCGACGTCGAGGACTTCGACTTGATCGCATGGATCAAGCCGGAGATGCACTTCATGCTTCGTGAGGAAATCGCTCGTGCGGCTCTCCTCAGCGACGGTCGTGCGTCCGATGATCCGGACAAGATCGACGAAGACAAGATCCGTCCGATTGCAAAGGACGATGAGTTCTACACGACTCAGATCTACGTCAACGTCGAGGACGCCAGCTCGTCCATGCACGAGGTCGTCGATGCGGTGATCATGAATCGCTCCAAGATGAAGGGTTCGGGTTCGCCGAACTTCTACACCACGGAGTACTGGATCGCTCGCTTCTTGACCACTCGCAACCCGGATACGGACGAGCGCATGTTCAAGTCGGTTGCGGACATCGCCACCGAACTTCGTGTGCGTGAGGTCATTCCGGTTGAGGTCATGGAGGACTATCCCACGATCGTCGGCATCATGGTCAACCCGGTCGACTACACTTTCGGTGCAGCTCGCAAGGGTCAGATCACGGATTACGAGGACTTCGACATCGACTACAACCAAGAGAAGTTCTTGACGGAAACCCGTCTGTGCGGTGCCTTGACGCAGTACAAGTCTGCGTTGGTCATCAACAGCGTTGCCGCTGGTGCTGCTCTGGTTGTCCCGAATGATCCGACGTTCGTCGAGTCGACCGGTGTTGTCACAATCGTGGCCACGACTGGTGTCGTCTACAAGAACGCTGACACTGATGCCACTCTGAGCACCGGTGCGCAGGCCGCTCTTGATCCGGGCGACACACTCAACGTCTATGCTGTTCCGTCCTCGGCCAGCTACTACTTCGCAGACAGCGACGTCGATGACTGGGCGTTCACACGTCCTGAGTGATCAATTGAGGAGTTCAGATGGCAAGATTCCATGGAAATGTCGGGTACGGAATTTCGATTCTCGAGAGTCCCGGAGTTTGGGTAGATACCATCGCCGAGAGAGCATATTACGGTGATGTAATTCGAAACACTCGACGACTCGATCCGGCTCAAGACTCGATCCATAGCGATATTTCCGTTGGTAACTCAATCTCCATCGTTGGAGACGAGTATGCCTTCGAGCACTGGCATCTGATCAAATACGTGCAATGGGAGGGGCAACTCTGGACTGTTCCGTTAGTGGAGGTCCAGAGACCCCGTCTCATTCTCAGTATTGGAAAGGTGTACAATGGGCCGACCTCGGACTGAGCTGCAAACACTCCTCGAAACCATCACCGACAACGTATATTTCCAGCGGCCTCCGTCCACTGGGATGCAGTATCCATGCATTCTCTACACTCGTGACTTTGCCACGACAGAGTTTGCTGACAACAGCCCATACCGTTTTACGGATCGCTACCAGGTGAGTTATATTTCGAACACTCTCAAAGCGGCTGATGAAGCTGCTAAAAGAGCAATCGAAGCACTCCCAATGTGCGTATTCGATCGATGGTATCCGGCTGACCAACTCAATCACGACGTCTACAAGCTGTTCTTCTAAAGGAGAAAAATCGAAATGGCACTAACATGGGACGGTGTCGGCGAAAAGTTTTTCGAAACTGGAGTCGACCACGGTGTTCTCTACATCCCCAATGAGGACGGTGAATACGACAATGGCGTGGCCTGGAACGGTCTCACCAACGTCACCGAATCACCGACCGGGGCCGAGCAGACCAAAACCTACGCTGACAACATCATCTACGGTGTTCTCACGTCGGTCGAGGAGCTCGAAGGCACAATCACGTGCTACACATACCCACCCGAATTCGACGAGTTCAATGGCAAGGTCGAGGTTGCTCCCGGCTTGGTCGCTGGTCAACAGACTCGTCGATCGTTCGGGTTTGCGTATCGCACACGCAAGGGCAACGATGTCGCCGGAGACTCCTTCGGTTACAAGCTGCATCTGCTCTACGGATGCTTCGCTGCCCCGTCAGAGGAGTCGCACGACACGGTGAACGATTCGCCGGAAATGACCGAGCTCAGCTTCGAGCTGACGTCGGTTCCGGTCCCGATCACCATCGACAGTGTCCAGGTCCAGACGTCCGTGCTCACGGTTGACTCGACCACGGCAGACCCAACCCAACTGGCAGCACTCGAAGCTTTGCTTTATGGTGTAGCCGGCGATCCTCAGTTGCCCACCCCGGATGAAGTCAGTGCACTTCTGAACGGTACCGCCACTGCGACCAACATTACCGTGGCGGGCGGAGTTGACTCCGTTGCCATTGGTGGCACCACGACCAATGTGCGTTTCACGACCTCGCATTGGAATGGTACTGCTTGGATTGTTGATGGTGATACTTTGTCTGAAGCCGCAACCGAAGCACTGACGCTCACCACCAACGGAATCCATCGAGTCGAATTGTCGCCAGTTACGGGCTTCTACATCCCGGCGGCGCAGGTTCAGGTGTTCTATGTCACAGTGACGTGATGACAGTTGGAGGTCAGAGAATGCTCACTATTACCGTTCCTGAATTGGAAATGTGGAATGCTGAGGACGAAGTGTTCGTTAGCGAACAATCGTTTCAGCTTGACCTTGAGCATTCTCTGATCTCTCTGTCAAAATGGGAGTCGAAATTCGAGAAGGCATTCTTGGATGAAAAGGTGACCAAGACCCAAGAAGAAATGCTTTGGTACATTCGATTCATGGTAATTTCCCCGGGGGTTACTTTCGAAAAGCTTTCCAGATTGTCGGTCGAGAATCTCAAAGAGATCAACGAATACATCGACTCCAAACAGACAGCCACAACCTTTCGAGAAGCTCTGACGAAGAAATCTCGCACAGAAAAGATCACAGCCGAGTTGATTTACTATTGGATGTATGCCAACGGTATTCCGACTGAATGGGAAGGGCGTCATCTCAATCAGTTGTTCGCTTTGATTCGAATCTTTGGCGTCAAGCAAAGCAGGTCGAACAAGAAGCAGTCGAGATCAGAAATTGCGGCATGGCAGCGTGAGGAAAATGCTCGACGTAGAGCAGCGAACAACACTCGTGGATAGGAGGGATGATGGCAGCACTATCGTGGGATGGAGTAGGACAGAAGTACTTCGAGACCGGACTTGATCGGGGCGTGCTGTACCTCGAAGATGGAAATGGGGTGCCTTGGAATGGTCTTACAGCCGTTGACGAGAAATTCACTGGTGCTCAAGCAACTCCGATCTACTTCGATGGGGTCAAGATCAATGACATCGTTGCTGTGGCGGATTTCTCGGCCTCCCTCAGAGCGTTCACTTTCCC